AATAAAGATGGCTCTATATCTAAACGCTATCAAGCACAGTTAGATAAAGGTGCTCATATGTGGAAGGAAACGAGCACTGGGCAGATGCACTGGGGCTACTATGAGTATCCCGAGTTCAATCTTGGTTCTCGCCAACAGATAGCTAAGTATCTACAGCACTTCGGATGGAAACCTAAAGCGTTTACTGAGAAGGGTAATGTCATTGTTGATGAGAAGATACTTAAGTCTGTGGATATACCCGAGGCACAATTAATCGTGGATTATCTGACACTTACCAAGCGTATAGCTATGGTCAAGAGTTGGTTGGAGTCTGTGAATGATGACACTGGTAGGGTACACGGACAGGTTAATCCTTGTGGTGCAGTGACAGGACGAATGACTCACTCCAAACCTAACTGTGCTCAAGTACCTGCTACTCGGTTCGATAAGGATGGCAATGTCTTATGGGGATTTGAAGGTGGCTATGGTGCTGACTGTCGTGACCTATGGACTGTGCCTAAAGGGTACAAACTAGTGGGTGTAGATGCTAGTGGTCTAGAGTTGAGAATGTTAGCACACTATATGAATGATGATAAGTATACCAATGAGATACTTACTGGTGATATACATACTGCTAATCAGAAGTCAGCCGGACTTAGAACCAGAGACCAAGCCAAGACATTTATCTATGCGTTTCTATATGGAGCAGGTGTTTTGAAACTAGGTTCTGTGGCAGGAGGAGGTGCATCTTTAGGCACTCAACTCCAGAGGAACTTCCTTGATAATACTCCGGCATTGAAACAACTTAGGACTAATGTCCAGAGGAAAGCTAAGAAGGGATGGGTGAGAGGTTTAGACAACAGGAAACTACATATAAGGTCTGAACATTCAGCACTCAATACTGTACTCCAGAGTGCAGGTGCAATCATAATGAAGAAAGCATTGATACTTCTGGATGAGTATGCAAAGCAATACAAGATAGACTACAAGTTTGTACTTAATGTACACGATGAGTTCCAGTGTGAAGTCAGAGAAGACCAAGCAGATTTCTTCGGAGGTCTAGCAGTCGGTTCAATAGTACAAGCAGGTAAATATTTTAACTTAAACTGTCCACTGGATGGTGAATACAAGGTAGGTGAGACGTGGCAACAGACACACTAGTAGACGATATATATCGTATGATAGACACCAAAGAAATAGCAGATGGTGTACCTGTCGAGCAAGTAATAAATGACTTCGGTGAGAATGTGAAGCAGATATTACGAAACAATATCACAGAGAGTAAGTTTGATAGACGCAAACTCCGTATGTCTAACA